CGAAATAAAAATTATACAATGGTCTGGAGAGATTGAGCCGCTAGGCAACAACCAGGCCATTGTTTATATTTGTCCCAAACTTAATCGTAGAAGATTAAAAAAATTACACAAAAAAATTGATAATGGCGACTATGAATGGCTATGGAGTGAACCTTCAAATGGACCAAATGCATCGCCAGTTCCGGTATTAATACAACAAGATAAGCGTAAGTTATTTGACCTAAGGTTCGATACTGGTTACTATGACGATATTATAGGTTAAATACTACTATGGCAGCATCATTAGACGGCGTCTTAATTAAGAAAGCCAATAGACAAGAAACATTTAGCGAAGATCAAATTGCAGACTTATTAGCCTGTATGGATCCTGATAACGGATACTTATATTTTGCTCGCAAATTTGCATACATTCAACACCCTGTACAAGGTAAGTTATTATACGATCCATATGAGTATCAGTTGGGGTTAATGGATAGTTATCACAACTTCCGTTTTAACATCAATATGATGCCTAGACAAACAGGCAAAACTACTTGTGCTAGTATCTATCTAGCATGTATGCAATGTTTGTACCAGATCAAACTGTTCTAGTTGCTGCACACAAATACACAGGCGCACAAGAAATTATGTCACGCATACGGTTTGTGTATGAAAGTTGTCCTGATCATATACGTGCAGGTGTTACAAGTTATAACAAACAATCAATTGAATTTGAAAACGGTTCACGTATTGTAGCACAAACAACAACAGGCAACACAGGACGTGGTATGAGTATCTCGTTGCTATACTGTGATGAGTTTGCATTTGTGCAACCCAACATTGCTGAAGAGTTTTGGACTTCAATATCTCCTACACTAGCAACAGGTGGTCGTGCTATTATTACAAGCACACCAAACTCGGATGAGGATACCTTTGCAACTATTTGGAAACAAGCAGAAAATAAGTTTGACGAACACGGTAATGAACAAGAGCTAGGTTCAAACGGTTTTCACAGCTTTATAGCACACTGGAGTGAACATCCAGATCGTGACGAAAAATGGAAAGTAGCAGAAGTTGGGCGTATTGGTGAAGAGAAGTTCCGTCGAGAATACGGGTGTGAATTCCTTGTATTCGACGAAACATTAATTAACTCAATTAAGTTAGCAGCAATGGAAGGCGAAAATCCTATAATAAATATGGGTCAAACACGCTGGTATAAAAAACCTAGTCCAAGTTATACATATTGTGTTGCACTTGATCCTAGTATGGGAACCGGTGGTGATAATGCAGCTATACAAGTATTTGAATTACCTAGCTACGAGCAAGTAGCAGAATGGAAACATAATACTACAGCGATTCCAGGACAAATACGAGTACTAGCAGACATATGTACCTACATTGTAGCTGAAGCAAAAAATCCAAATGGATGTTACTGGAGTGTTGAAAATAACGGCATAGGCGAAGCATGTTTAATTGTTATTAATGATTACGGCGAAGAAAACATTCCGGGCTTGTTTGTAAGTGAAGCTATACGCAAAGGTCATGTTAGAAAGTTCCGCAAAGGATTTAACACTACACACGGTACTAAAATCACAGCATGTAGCAGACTTAAGACTATGATTGAAAACGATAAGATGACAGTAAGTAGTAAACCTTTAATATCTGAATTAAAAGGTTATGTAGCAACAGGGTCAAGTTTCCAAGCTAAGGCAGGCATAGGCGACGACTTAGTAAGTGCTACGTTACTTGCTATTAGAATGATGGATGTATTAAAAGACTGGGACCCCAGAGTTTATAATACCTTTACGCAAGCCGAAAGTATGGATGATTACGATGCTCCCATGCCTATCTTTATTAGCAGCAACTATTGATAAATATTAGTATGAAAAACCTTGAGAATATAGCAGAAGATTTATTTAATAAAATTAGAGGACGCTTTCCTAGTGTCAGCCTTGGTGACGAAAACGGCCAAGTAACTAACATAACTAAGGCAGCTCGATTCTTTGATTTTGAATATAAAGAAAATGACAGAACACTAGGCAAAGTAAGTGTTACTATTGACGAAGACACATTGAGTGTTATGTACAGTACTAATTTTGTTTCTAATGAAGATACAATGACACAAAATAATTGGTATGACTTTTTAAAGGAACTGCGTACATTTAGTAAAAAGCGTATGCTTAACTTTGATACACGCAATATAACAAAATCTAATTTAAATAAACGAGACTATAAATTTTTAGCAACAAATCGTGCCGGGGAAGAACAAATGAGTGAGTCAACTATGTATGGAACAACTAAAACCAGCTTTCAAAAAATAGGTAATGCAAAATTATCAATTAAACACACTGAAGCAATTAACATTGAAAGTGCAGCAGCACGTAGCCAAAAAATTGGTAAAATTTATATTGAATCAGCAGACGGCGAAAAATTTAAATATCCATTTAAGCATTTAAGTGGTGCAAGAGCAATGGCACGTCATGTATCAGAAGGCGGTATGCCGTTTGATGACTTTGGTGTACACATTGTTGGACTATCAGAAGAGATGTCAAAGCTACGCAAGTTTAAAAACTATATGGGCCGCAGTGCTGTAATGGCAGAAAGTCTAGCAGGATATGTAGATGTTGTTAAAGAGCGCATTGCTACAGTTAAGAAAACAATCACTTCATTACAAAAACCAAAGTTTTATGCAGAAACATTTGCAGCATTTGAAAAGCCAATGATGGAAGATGTACCTACAGACGTTTCGGATAATTGGATTGATCAGTTAACTATTAAACAGTTTAATGAAGAACTAGCTGACGTATTTCCATACATTTACAAACTAGTAAGCGAAGCAACTAAAGCAACAGAACTAGGCCCAGAAGATTTAGACGAAGGTATAGTTGACTGGATTAAGAGTAAATGGCAAGGTTATCAAAAAGCTCGTGCAGACGATAGAAAAGCATACGATCAACATTTACATGTTATGCAAACAATTCTAGCTCAAAACGGATATGACGACTTTAGTATTAAGAGAATGGTTAATGGCTGTTTAAATGACCCAAGAGTTTGCTTGTATAACGAAATACGTGAAAAAGACCTAGAGATGGGCGATATGGATATGGTTGTAAAACAAGTTGGCCAAAGTCTAAACAAAGGCATAACGTCAAGGAGTGCTACAGTAAACGATTCTTTTGATAGTGCAGCTGATGAGCTAATGGGTCAATTTGGTAAACAATACTCTGTTGTTAAAGACGAAGAAGATACAGACGGTGACGAGATTACACTTGAAAAGGACGAAAAGACACCATTAGGCGAGTTCATCCTTAGTTACTTTGACAGAGAAAGCGGACAGTTTCCAAAAGGTGAAACATCTGTTCTTACTATGATTGAGAAAGATTACGGTGAGCAATATATTAATCCTGGCAAAGCATTTATTGAAGCTATTACTGCTAAGTTTGAAGAGCTTAACGTTTCACAAGAACCAATGATTGACGAGATTGAAGAACCAACAACTGGCACTGTAATGGAACCAACTGTTGAACAAGATGACGATTTAAGCGACATTCGTAGATTATCAGGGCTATAACATGCTTTTACGTGAAATAACAGAACAGCGACAGCAAGTGAACGAGGCATTACCATTAATTCCAATCATCTGGGCAGTTAGAGCAGGATTTGCAGCATACGGCTTATACAGTGCTAAGAAAGCTTATGATACTTTTCGGTCTTGGCAAAATGATGAGTTAACTGATTCAGAATTTGCAGCACAAATAGGCGAAGATGCATTTAACACATTAGCTGGGCTCAGTGGCGGTCTTGCTGCTGTCAAAGCTACTCAAATGACATTTCTGACATTTAAAGGTGCGTGGCAAGCAATGAAATCAGGCAGTGGTGCAGCAAGTTTTGCATCTGCAAGAACAGCAGGTGGTAGTGCAGTAAATTATACATTAGGTTCAATGGCAGCAACTGACATCGCAAATCAGGCGGACTTTGCTCACGAAGTGTATAAAAAGTATGTAGACGGCCACTACGATATGCCTCGAGTTAGACGAGAATTAGGCAGAGAAGCTGCCATTATATTCCGAAATGTACTTATATTTTGGGGTCTAACAAAAGTAGCAGCAATGACGTATCGCGTTTTTGTAGCCGCTTGGCGCAGGATTGCGCTAGCCGCAGCCACAGGAGCCGGCGCATCTGCTAGCGCCACACCAAATAATTAATCAAAATAAATCACAAAAAACACTTGACAAGATAAATAAAGTATAGTACAATAATAACTGTGCTATAAAACAAAACAGGCACTAGATAGTACATAATGTATTATCTGCACATAGGCAATAACAACCAGGAGGCATTTAACTATGGCATCATTAGCAGAAATCCGAGCCAAGCTCAAAGAACAAGAAGCAGGCGCAAACGGAAACCGAGGACCACAAGGTCCAAACCCAATTTACCCATTTTGGAATATCAAAGAAGGCGAATCAGCAACGATGCGTTTCTTACCTGACGGAGACGGTGACAACACTTTCTTCTGGAAAGAACGTTTGATGATTAAGCTACCTTTTGCAGGAGTCAAAGGAGATACGGCATCACGTCCAGTACAGGTACAAGTACCTTGCATGGAAATGTATGGCGAAAGCTGCTCGATCCTACAAGAAGTACGTGGCTGGTTTAAAGACCCTTCACTAGAAGATATGGGTCGTAAGTACTGGAAAAAGCGTTCGTATATTTTCCAAGGCTTTGTAACAGACAATCCATTAACAGATGATCAGGCACCGGAGAATCCAATCCGACGCTTTATTATTGGCCCACAGATCTTCCAGATCATTAAGGCTGCACTAATGGATCCAGACATGGAAGAATTACCAACAGATTATACTGCTGGTGTAGACTTCCGTCTAAACAAAACATCCAAAGGCGGATATGCAGATTATGGCACATCAAACTGGGCTCGTAGAGATCGTCCACTAGGTGATGCTGATATGCAAGCAGTCAATACGCATGGATTGTTTAATTTGTCAGACTTCCTTCCTAAGAAGCCAGACGCAACTGCTATTAAAGTAATGCAGGAAATGTTTGAAGCATCGGTAGATGGTGAAGCATACGATCCAGATCGTTGGTCACAATACTTCCGACCAGCAGGCATGCAAGCACGTACAGGTGATCCGCAGAAAGCAGCAAGTGCAGGAGCAACGGCTGTAAGTCAAAGTGCCCCAGCAACACCAGCGGCAACACCAGCGGCAGAAGCACCTTTTGAAGCAGATGTAAAAGTAGCAGAAGCAGCTATTGCACCAGAGGCAGCACCGGCAGCAGAAGCAGCAGGTGGAGCAAGTGACATTCTAGCAATGATCCGCTCACGTCAACAAGGTTAATAGCAACTGAAAAGTGTTGCTATGTAATGTAGCAACTCTTTTTACATTACAGCTTATTAGGAGAAAACATGGCTAAATCATTTGATGTTAGCAAGTTCCGTAAGGACTTGACTAAAAGTATCTCAGGCATGAGTACTGGATTTAACGATCCTACTGATTGGATCAGTACAGGATCATATGCACTAAACTATCTTATCTCAGGCAACTTTCATAGAGGTGTCCCACTAGGTAAGGTTACTGTGTTTGCAGGTGAATCAGGAGCAGGTAAGAGTTATTTCTGTTCAGGTAACATTGTAAAAGACGCACAGGATCAAGGTATCTTTGTAGTACTAATTGACTCAGAG